GTGGTCAATAATTTGGACAACGATTCTTCTGATTTGCTTCGTCGCATTTATGACTCATCTTACGAGTTTCTTGTTCCTAGTTCTATTCCTGCTGCTGTTTTGATCATAGCTAAATACCAATATCAGATTGCTTTCGTAGCAGATCAAGAGATTAATCTTCTTGCAGCATTAACTGAAATTATGGTGGAGTGTGAATTTAAATGATCATCACATTTGAACAAATTTGGTATTTTATTGAAACAACTTATGTTACTGACGATGTTGTAGAAATACTTCATCCAGAAACGGGACAGAGAATTTCCCCAAGCATTTATATCATGCAAACTCCTTGGGAAAAACGTTATGATATGGCTGTTTTAAAAAATTTGTGGGAAGAATGTTATTCCTTTATTGTACATGGAAGTTGTGTAACTCCTGAAGTTAGAAAAGTAATCGAAGAAGTAGAAAATAATAATAATGTTAATGCACAATCTCATATTTACATGGGAAAATTTGGGAGTCGATCTTTTTCTATTCATGCCGATAATCCAGATAATTTAATTGTCCAGTGTATTGGTAAATCAAAAGTTACTGTTTATAATGAATTTTCGGATTGTGCCGGAGTATTTCCTGATGCAAACGTAACCATTAAAGAGTTGTATATTCTTGAACCAGGAAATTCAATTTTTATTCCTTCCTTGCAATTTCATTTGTTTGAACCACTTTCTGACAGATTGAGCATTAGTATTCCAATGTATTCAAAATGATTATTAGTGAAAGTGATGCAGTTTGGGCTGCAAATGAATTTATTGAATATTTTTCTCATATGTCTAACATTGAAGACTATTTGAGATTTGTGAAAAGAGAAGTGATTGCATCTACAAGTTCTCTTGTATCATTGCATGACGAATTTTTTAATGAAGATATTCATCCAGAAGAAATGGATTTTGATATTAAGTTTGTTGGAACTAGATTTCAAAATTCTGTTCCTCAAGAACATTATGTCAATCTTCTGAGAGCAGTTTCTTCACATAATAATGAATCAAACATTCCTGGACGCGAATTGCGTTGGATGGTGTTTGAAAAGAACACCAAAAAAGTTCTTGGATTTATTCGTTTCGGTTCACCCACAATCAATTCAAAACCCAGAAATGAATGGTTGGGCAAGTCACCAGATCTTACTATCTTTAATAGACATGCAGCCATGGGATTTGTAATTGTTCCATCACAACCTTTTGGATACAACTATCTTGGTGGTAAACTTCTTGCTCTTCTTTGTTGCTCGCATCTTGCAAGAGAGTCTCTAAATGAAATATTTGAAAAGGATATTGCTCTGTTTGAAACTACATCTCTTTATGGATCCACAACAGATGCATCTCAGTATGATGGTCTAAAACCTTTTATGCGGTACAAAGGATTGACAGAAAGTAAATTTCTTCCGCTTCTTCATGATGAGGTATTCCATAAGTTGCATGACAGATTTACTTTATTGAATAATAATACTCCATTGACGGATAACAAAGCTTCATCCAAAAAGATGAAGCGCCAGACAAAGATGATTTCCATTATTCGCAATTCACTTCAAGATAAACAAAAACTTGCTGAATTTAATTCTGTAATTGGCGCCGCATTTGCATTAACTCAAAAGAAAAGATTTTATATCTGCGATTATGGTTATTCAAATGTTAGGGAAGTAATTCTTGGCGAACAGAAAGAACTTCTTCGTGGTTTAAATTGGGATAAGTTTTATGTAGAAAATATTATTTCTTGGTGGAAGAAGAAAGCAGTAAAACGATATAAAAAATTAAAGGAAGAAAACCGATTCAGAACTAAGGTCGAACTCTGGACAGATGATGATGAAATTCAAATTATTAGATAATGGAACTCAAAGACTGGTTAAATTCAATTAACTTTACAAAAGAAGATTTATCTGAAGAGATAAAATCTTATCCACCATATATTATCAATAGATGTTTATCTGGACATATTGATTGCATCATGTTTGCAAATGAAATGAACATGAATCATCATCTCGATAAAAATCTACAATATTCCTTTTATCTAAATAGTCTAAGGAAAAAAAAGAGATTCTCTCCTTGGATCCGAAAAGATAATATCAAAGATTTAGAATGCATTAAGCAGTACTATGGTTATAGTAATGAAAAAGCATCTCAAGCTTTGAGGATTTTATCTAAACAACAAATCGACTTCATAAAAAAACGACTTGAAACTGGTGGAAACAATGGTAAACCAAACAACTGAACCTCAGGTAAATTGGGCTCCTCATATGATGGTAGAAGTCCTTTTAAATGAACCTGACGATTTTCTAAAGGTACGTGAAACTTTGACTCGTATCGGAGTGGCATCAAGAAAAGAGAAAAAACTCTATCAAAGTTGTCACATTTTACATAAACAAGGTAAGTATTATATTGTTCACTTTAAGGAATTATTTGCCCTTGATGGCAAGTATGCAAATCTTACTGTAAACGATGTTCAGCGCCGCAATAGAATTGTTCGTTTACTTGGTGATTGGGGATTAATCACTATTGTTAACGAAGATCTGGTTCAAGATATTGCTCCTTTGAATCAAATTAAAGTAATTGCTCACAGAGATAAAGGTGAGTGGATCCTGGAGCAGAAATATAATATTGGAAAGAAAAAATCATCAGTTGAAGAAACCGAATGATTTTGTAGGGAGTTCAACACTCCCTTTTTTTTATATTTCTTGTATAATTAGTAGTGGATGCCGCAAGGGTCCACAAAACACAAACTCGCTTTTAAAGGAGCTACCATAATGACTAACCTTACACGTTATACTGCTGCGGATCTTCCTGCATTGATGGATAAGATTACTCGCAATAGTATTGGTATGGACGAATACCTTGATCGTCTGTTTAACTTTGAATCCAATTCAAATTATCCTCCATACAATCTTGTTCAAGTAAGTAATGTAGAATCTCGCTTAGAACTTGCACTTGCAGGATTTAAAAAGGAGGAAGTTCATGTGTACACCGAGTATGGAAAACTTTTTGTCGAAGGGCAAAAGGAAGATAAATCTTCCGAGTCAAACTACATCCATAGAGGAGTGGCTCAAAGAAGTTTCCAGAGAGCATGGACAATTGCAGATGATACGGAAGTCAAAGAAGTTAAATTTGAAGACGGACTTCTTTCAATTGAATTGAAAAAAATTGTTCCTCAACATCATCAACGAAAAGATTATATCTAAATAGAATTGAATATCGTCGGCGCAGAGGGGAAACTGGCACAATCCAGTTGACTCCCCTCTTTTTTATTGGTAGAATGGATGTATTGGAGAAATGCTATGATTAAGTTGTTAGTTTTATCTGATGATCAAATTTTGATCACACAAATAGAAGAAGTTGGTTCTGAAATGGGAGAACCTGATTGTAAATTGACAAATCCTTTTGTTGTAAAGGATGGAAATTTGGAACCTTGGTTATTTGAGGTGACAAATCAAAATGTCTTTATGATTCACTCTGATAAAATTATTACAATTACTGATCCCAAACCATCACTTCTTGAAAAATACGAGCAACTGACTAAATGAAATTTTACACCAACGTACAATTAATTGGAAATCAGTTTTTAGTTCGTGCATATGATAATGGAAATTATGTAATGTTTAAGGAGGAATATACTCCAACTCTTTTTATTCCAACAAAAAAAGAATCTAAGTATAAAACTCTTGAGGGAGAAAGTGTTGAATCGATTCAACCCGGATTTGTAAGAGATTGTAGAGAGTTCTACAAAAAGTATGAGGGTGTGGACGGGTTTCGTATCTATGGAAATGATAGATACGTTTCCCAATATATTTCTGAAAAATATCCAGAAGACGAAATTAAGTTTGATATTTCTAAAATTCGTTTGTACAGTTTGGATATTGAGGTTGCATCCGAAAACGGGTTTCCAAATGTAGAGTCGGCCTCGGAACAAATTCTTCTGATCACGATTCAGGATTATAATACAAAAAAGATTATTACCTGGGGTACGAATCCGTTTAAAAATAAACAAGATAATGTCACTTACCATCAATGTGGTGATGAGTATAATCTACTACAAACTTTTATTGAATGGTGGGACAATAATCATCCAGATGTGATTACTGGATGGAACGTACAACTTTATGATATTCCATACATTTGCCGTAGACTCAATAGAGTTTTGGGTGAAAAGCAAATGAAACGTATGTCCCCCTGGGGATTGAATACGGAAAATGAAATTTATGTAAGCGGTAGAAAGCAGATTTATTTTGATGTCGGTGGTATTACTCAACTTGATTATTTGGATCTCTATAAAAAGTTCACTTATAAAGCTCAAGAATCATATCGCCTAGATCACATTGCCGAAGTTGAACTTGGTCAGAAAAAACTGGATCACTCAGAGTTTGATACGTTTAAAGACTTCTACAGCAAAGGTTGGCAGAAGTTTGTAGAGTACAATATTGTTGACGTGGAACTTGTTGACCGTCTGGAAGACAAGATGAAACTGATTGAACTTGCTCTCACCATGGCTTTCGATGCAAAGGTAAACTTTGGTGACGTTTTCTATCAAGTTCGCATGTGGGATAACATCATTTATAACTATCTAAAGAAGAGGAATATTGTAATTCCGCCTAAAGAACGTACAGCAAAGGACACTAAGTATGCGGGAGCATATGTTAAGGAACCGAATCCTGGGGTATATGATTGGGTGGTCAACTTTGACCTTAATTCTCTTTATCCCCATCTTATTATGCAGTACAACATTTCGCCAGAAACCCTCCTGGACGAAAGACATCCCACTGCAAATGTTGAAAGGATCTTAAATCAAGAAATTAATTTTGAACTCTATAAAGATCAAGCAGTTTGTGCTAACGGAGCAATGTTCCGTAAGGATGTTCGTGGGTTCCTGCCAGAACTCATGGAGAAGATGTATAATGAACGAGTCATTTTCAAAAAGAAAATGATTGAGGCAAAAAAGAAGTATGAAAAAACTCCGACGAAAGAACTGGAAAAGGAAATTGCAAGATGCAACAACATCCAGATGGCAAAAAAGATTTCTCTTAACTCTGCTTATGGTGCTATCGGTAATCAGTATTTCCGCTACTATAAAT